AAATATAGCCCGATTATATCACAACTAAGCCATACCTTTAAGTCCACGTTTTAAGGCTCCACGATGCTTCTTCTTGGCACGTCCTAGATCACCAGCAGCGAATGCTTGGGCCATCTGTCTAAGCGCGTCAGCAGCCTCTGAATGGCCTTCAGACTTGTCTGGTATATGCGACCAGCGTTGCTCACTATTTGACCACTTGCGGCGATAGGATTTGAGATGATCTAAACCTTTAGCGCATTTAACCTCATCGATGTACAAGTAAGGGAACATGTCTGACGTTTGCTGTATTCCCCACAGTAGATCCTGAATGCGTGGGACGATGCGCCAGTTAGATGATGGCATTAATTCTTTAAGCATCTGCTTTGGTGACTTGTTAGTAACCTGGCCTTGGCGCTTATGATCGGCATCATGTGGCAGGTACATATCCTCAAACACCATATCAAGCGATTTAATCCACTTCACCGCATGGCTGTATGATTCGCCCCATGCTTCATAGAAGTCTATTAGACGGAACTCTAACCCTACCTTTTGCACTACCCATATTGCACAGCCATCACTAGCGCCAATGTCCCAGAACGTCATACATGGATGAGCCTCTACTACTGGCAGCTTGCCTATCCTGCCATCAGCTTTAGCAGTATTGATTTCACGCAGCCAAAAAGCACCTTCTGGGAACTCCAGGAAATCACCATCCCATACATGACCATAGGTGTCTGGCCTAAGCTGTAGATCTTCCAGGCGTTGGCTAGTTAACACTTCAGGCATCCAAGGATTGTCTTGCCAGTTAATGTCTGTGATCTTGCAGTTTTCAGGTGTGCTTTCACGGAACCGTTTGTGCGTGGCTGAATCTTTTGACTGTGGGTTCCATATTACCCAGCACTCGGAGTTTTCTTCACGGATAGATGGTAAAAGCTTCATGTAAGCCTCTTCGCTTACTGTCTCTGCCTCATCAATGAATGCCAGTATGATACGGGCCTTTGACTTAATGCTGTCTATGTTGCGTGTTAAGCCTGCAAAGCTGTAGTTGATCCTACCATCCTTGCTGCGGATGTAATGGTCGCCACACTCGTAGTAATCGTTAAGGAATGGCACTGCTTGTATTGCGCTTTTAATCTCTGCAAATGAGCTTTCGCTAAGACTATTCATGTATTGGCGTAGGCACAAGATCTGACCTGTACGCCCACTCTTACCAAACTTGTAACCCCACACAGCAGTCATCATAGCAAAGGCACGAGACTTAGCACCGCCACGACCGCCATAAGCTGCCCTGTAACGTGCTTCACCCTGGAATATTGGTACTAGCTTAGGTGGTAGCTCTACGTCTACTGTAGACACTACAGCTCACCAAATTCTTTAGCCACTAGTTGTATTACTGTAGGTGCAGACATTGAGCCATCACTACTTGTCTGGTCTACTACCGACTTATCAGACAGTCCATGCTTACCCATTAATAGCTTAACCAGGTTAGCGTTCATCTCACCGCTCATGCCGCCATCCATAGTCACTACGAACTGGGTTAGCTTAACCCTAGCCAATATCTCCGAAAACTCTTCGTGTTTACCAGCCCAATCGTATAAAGTTGACTCGCTTATCTTCAATTGTAAGCACATATCCTGGTGACTAGGGAATAGCCGTCTGCCTATCCAGTTGTTTAGATAATCATCAGCTTTGTCTAATAACTCAGGTGTGTATTTCGTTGGTCGTGCCATGTCTGTCTCCGCTTCGGGGTGGACGTTAACTTAATGGTTGATTATACCACGTTATTCAATCAGTTCTAGATATTCCGCAATAGTCATACCCATCTGGTTGGCTTCTTTGATTGCATCCGCTCCACGCCTAGCGGCAGTTATCTGTCTGCCTCTAGCGTTCATCATGTCTTCATTCTTCTTCACAACTTCTTCAGCTTCTTCTTTTGAATAGTAAGTTGACCGGTAATGCTCGTTACTCATCCCAATATTCCATCAATGAACCATAACCAGCACACTACCCCAATTATCACGCCTAAGCAACTAAGCGTCCTTGTGGTGTTATCACGCTTATCGATCTTTTCAACCAGCTTACTGGGGTTTATACGGTCTCTAAAAGGGTATTTGTTCACAAGCCATCTCCCTAGCAAAGTCTGGATACTTTTCAACAAGCAGTGTTAACTCATCATCAGTCAAAGGTCTGCCGTCACTTGCTTCTGCATACAATACATTGGCTTCAGTAAACATTGGATAATCAGTCCACTGTACGCCGCCAATATCTACATTTATTAGTGTGTAAGGATTAAATGTGTCTGACTCAAGCCTTTTCATGTGATGCTCCTATGGGGCCGAAGCCCCGTTATTGCATTAAAGTGTTAGACCATTAAGATCAATCCACGGTCTGTCTTGCACTTCTGAAGTGGTAAATACTTGGTTAGCAAGTATCCCGCTAAAAATATACTTATTAGGGCTAATCTTCTTAGCAAGGTTCTGAGCTTTACGCTTAGTGTCTGCTTTAACTCGTAAAGTAACCTTGTCTGTAATTGTAGGCCATTCTCCATGCCCGTACTCTGGAGTGTTTTCGCTGTAACGTGTTTGTGAAATGATGTACCAGGTAGTCATGTGATGCTCCATTGGGGCCGAAGCCCCGTTATTGTTACTGCTTAACTAAGCCACCTGACACTAGAAGGTCGGCAGTTTCGTATGAATGGTCATAGCCGTTAGCGCGAAGAACCATTTGCATATTCTCAACTGAGTTGTTATTAATGCTCCATTTAAAAGCTAAATCGTTAGTAAGTTCTTCTGCGATTGTCATTAAGTCTAAAATGTTCATATGTTGCTCCGTTGCGTTGTTTTCTTAACTTGCAACTATTATACAACACTTCTGTTTACATGTATAACACTTTTGTTAACTATTAATGATTATTTAATGGGGCCATTGCGTTGTACCGCTCCTGGGCTAATCGGTATCTTCTGAAATCACCAAGTGATGGTTCTGGTATTACCTTCCTATCAGCCTCATACAAAGCCATTACCAACCTATCCTGTGCAATCAAAGCTTTTTGTGAAGCTGTTGGGCCTTTACGCTCAAAATCTTTCTTGTCAATTAAGCCTCGGTCTTCTAGGTTACGCATGATCGAACTGTACGAGCATAGGTATCGGCAATAGACCATCATATTCCCAGATTTACCCAATTTGATGTGAAAACGGTCAACACCGCCGCAGCATGGACACGGCCCCTTGTATTCTCCACCCATTTTCTTGAGACCTAACCCTTCAGAAACGTATTCAATGCTCATGCTGCGTCACTCCGCTTACTGTACCTTATCTGGGTACTTTTGATATATTTTAATGTTGGTTCACTTATAATACCCATCGGTATCATCTGGGGTTTAATAGCATTAGGCCACACACCAAACCTATTTTTGTAAGTATGCGAAGCCCAACCGCCTCCGTTCTTGTAACCCTTACCCCTAGCATATAGCAATAACTCCGAATAGAAAACAGTTTTGTCTTCTTTTGATACAGTCTTGTTTCTTTGTTCGGGGGTAAGTTTCTTTAATATTTCTGATGTTGTTTCTAGCTGCTCCGTTATCGGGATTTCAAAGCCGCACTTGCATGATAAACCCACCATCAACTGGGTACATACTGGGCAGTCTTTCGCCGTACTGGTTTTCTCTTTTTTCTTAACTAGCTTATTCTCGTCATACCGCTTTTCTCCGTCATCCAAAGATTCAGGAATAATATCTTCTGAAAATCCATGCCTAGCCACATTGCCTGCATGATCAAGATAAATTGCAACTTTTTTACCTGGGCTAGTCCTGGCAATTCTTCCCGCCCTTTGACAAAAAACAATTTTTGACTTAGTTGGAAAAGCATCGATTAAAACTGAGACCCCTGGCGAGTCAAACCCCGTATTTAACAAGCGGCTACATGAAAGCACTAGAAATTCTCTACGGGCATGAGCTGCAAATATGACATCTCGTAATTCTTGATCCATATAACCATCAATATGCTGCGATGAGATACCCGCAGCATTGAACGTATCAACCAAAGATTTTGAGTGCTTGATGCTTGGCGTAAAAGCTATGGTTAAACCGTTATTACCGTATGTTTTCCAATTTTCTACAATGTCACCAACTAAACCTTCATCCTGCTCTGTGGCTTCTGATAGGCTTTTGGGGTCGTAATCACTACCCCCAGTTGGTAGCTGCTTAGTTTTAATGCCTTTTAGACTTACATTGCGCCCGCCATAATAATCAATTGGGCATAGATAACCTTGGGATAACAGCTCCCTTGGGGTGATAGGCACAAGTAGATCATCATAATGAACACCCAAGCCTTTCGACAATGGTGTTGCCGACAAGCCTATAAATATGACGTTGTTATACATAGCCATCAGCTCTGTCAGCGCTTTGTAGTGAATGTGGCACTCATCTACTATAGCCAAATCAAATACAGGTTTTACTCTTCGGCGGGCAAGGGTTTGTATACTGGCAATCTGGATCGGAGCTTTCCGCTGTAGCTCATGCTGTCCCTGGATAACACCAAAATCAATGCCATGCTCAGTAAATGCGTCTAAAGTCTGACTTACTAACTTAACCCGATCACAAATAAATATGCCGCGTTTGCCCTTGTCCTGCACACTTTTTAATATTGATGCTGCCGTAATGGTCTTACCAAAGCTACAAGGTGCAGCTAAAATAGGCTTCCTGTTGCCCTTGCGAATTGAATCACGAATCATGCTAATGGCTAATTCTTGGTGTGGTCGTAGGTTCATTTTAATGGCCTCAACTGATCCTGGCTTAAAGCGTATCCTTCGCCGTGTCCAAGATTAATGATGTTTTCTTTTTTTAATAGCTCTTCAGCTTTGCACCAGCCTGCGATCCTATAAGATGGGAAAGATCCTACAACCAGGACATAAATATCACAGTCTTCGACCTTCTTCTTGAGAGTGGCAAGCATCCTGCCAGTTTGGTATTTAGTTGTCTTTACGTCAACCTTATTACCCTTTGCAGTTAGTAAATCAAACTTAGGCAGATCAACCAAATCTATTTCTGTGTCTGGGTACAGGTTCAAAGCCTTACACACAACTAACTCACCTGCTATGCCTTCTAAATCGGTCTCTGCGTCTGATTGGTTCCCCATCTTAGTGTTGGGCTTACCCTTGCTTCTTGCGTTCTTGTTACGGCTTACTGCTAGGTGCTTGGCAATCTTCTGCTCACACTCATTTAGTATAATTTTCATCTTCGCTCCACTTTCTTCAGGCAATACTTGTCACTAAGATGGTTTGGGATACCTATACAAGTAACCATAACCAACAGTATGCTATTTGCTTAATCCAATCACCACATTTGCATAAACCATTCAACGATCCGTGTTGAGCTGGTCTGCTCCCTATTGTGTATCCGCTAACTATGTTTGTATCTCGGCATTGCGCTGCGTTGATCAGTCCCATCAGTCCTGGCGGTGATTGCTATCCTACGTTTAAAGCCAGTAGTAGGCATGAGCGTTGTTTTTTATGGCGGCAACACTAAAGAAACCCGCATATTATTGCTGGATTCGATGCTGCGAGGAAAGAATATTGCGTTGTAATAACACTTTTGATAAACTAACACCTGTGTTGGCGCTAGTTCTTTTCTTGCTCTCGCTGGCTCGAATGAGGCTGTAACCTCTTCACCAACACAATCTATTCTAAAGCCCCACCTGTTTAATTGCAAGTGGGGTTTTTTTTACTACAAGTTTAAGTAAACAACTATTGATCCGATAATGACACCACCAACCACAGCTGCAATCATTTCACCGCCACTAAAAGTTATATCTTCACTTTCAACTTGAGCCTTTGGTGTGTCGGCAACAGCACCTTGACTCCAGGCTTTATTAATCTTTTCATCCCTAATGCGAACACGAGTTTTGCTGATGTTTATTTCAACAGCTTTTTCTGTTCTACCTAGTTTGTCTGCAATTCTTTTATGCGACTTACCAGCATTGTGCATATCCCATGCAAAGTTGCTGTCAACTAAAGTCCAGGTTTTGTTTTTCTTCGTAATAGTCATATTCATGCTCCAGTTAAGTTTACTTCAATTAATACTCAGATTTTTCATCTACATAATGGTCAAAAATAACTTCATCAGATATTTCATTACAAAATATTTCCCAAATTAGCTCACGAGTATAAAAATTAGCGTGATGTG